AGTTTGGTTTTAGGTAGCGGGTGCAATTCAATGGCCTCGCACAAATCTTCTGGCACAAGAGTGTCGGGGTGTGGGAACCAGTAAATGGGATCAACCCTGTGTACGTTAGGGAATTCTTCTGAAATATATTTGAGTTCTGCTACTTGGCCGCCATCTGACGTATCAACCATTTCATAAATCTTGCGGCGATCCATATCAATAATGGGGCCTTTCATAATAGCAGTTCCTAGAAGAACCCAATCGCGCATGGCCTCTCTAGCCTTATTACCATATTTAGCCCGCGTAAGTTCTGTTTCAATAACATCCTGCATACGTCGGGCTTTTTCATATTCATTCGTGACGACTTGCTTAGCCTGCTGCTGGACTTGGGGGTTAGTATCGCCTTGGCGCATTGATGCTTCGACATCAGCGTGGGGCAGGATTCTGAAATTATGGTCGCCCCCGACAGGGAACTGAATGTCGCGCATACGCGCAATTGCCAAATTAACTTTTTGCCTGGTTATGTTAAGGACTGGCTTTGACTCAAACCGATCCCCGTTCTCAAAAATGAGGCCCGCTTTATCGGAATGGTAATTATAATCACGCCCATCTTGTTGGAGAATGGCATTTAGCCATTCTAATTCTTTGATGTAGCGGCGCTTGGAGAACTCTGAGAACTTACGTTCCATAAGGCCGCCTAGTTCTGCCAGCGCGCCCTCTGCTTTAGTCTGCTCAGCGTTAAGGTCATTGACAAGTTCCTCAAACAACTCATCGGGCATCTCAATTGGCGTACCGTCAATATTCTCTGGGATCAATGTCTCGGCATACGCCTCCATATCGGGGATGCCAAGCAAATCCATAGGCGACGGCACCTCAATGTCCAAATTCATTCGATCTGTGTCTTGTTCTGCCATACTATACGCCTTTTTTAATTAGATTAGATGCCATAATTTTTTGATCCTACGATATTTTGATCTTGGTATTTGGGGGGCAGGGGCTTGGCAATTTTAAGTCCAGTCATAAAAGCGTACCGCGTGGCCGCCATCAAGTGGAAATCTCCTTCGTTAGTAATCTTACCCCTTTCATTTCTAATAAAGGTTCTAAATTCCCTAAACCACGGTTCCGTATTGGGGGTTTTAGCAACTTTGAATTTGCCTGCTTTCATGTAGCCTAGCAATTCTTGGAAGGCTGGCTCACGCGCATTATCGGCAGGGATTACTTTCAACCCCTCCTTTCGATACATATCTAGCAATTTCTTGCCATCGGCTTGGCTACTACCGCCAGCGGCGGGATCAATCGCGCCCGGTATAAGTAGCGGCGGGTCTTTGGGATCGCGCCGTCTTATTGCCGCCGCATGTTCGGACGGATCGCGCATTCCTTGCTTATAGCAATCATACAGATAAATCATATCTGCATCGGGATCATAAGCAAACCACACGGCTGCTGTTGAGTTCCAACCAACGTCAAGACCATAACAACGCCTAAACCACGCTTGTAGCCTAAACGAATCCTCGGCTACAAGTTCTTTTTCAGATATCGGATAAACCATACCCGCGCCCATCGCGGGAGTTCCCTTACTACGCGCTTCTCGCAAATAAGGCTCGCACTCGTCAAGCATCTGCTCAATAGCTTCTTGGCCTATATGGGGCACTTCTTCCCATCCGCATTGTACGTAAAATTTTTGGCTACTCATTGGTAAAAGTCTGAATCTGTGTTAGGTGTGTCAGCTTCATCCAAAAACTCCTGTACGAGTTTAGTGAGGCCTAATAGGGGCGTAGCCGTAATCATTACTAGGCCATCTACCGTCATAGTACGTACAACACATTCTGAAACAATAGACTCATCTCTGGGTTCCTCATCAAGGAGGATTACATGCTTGGTCGTTCCCTGAAAGGTTCTGCGGCCCTGGTCGTAGCTTTTGAAGCCAAGGTAACTATAACCGCCACTGGCACACTTAACTTTTACTGATTCAATAGCATCGGGAACACCAGACTTTGCCCTTACGTTTGCTATGGTGTCTGCGGCAAGCAAACCTGTTCCTAGCGATCCCGGCTGCCCCAGCATCTTAAATTGTACAATATCTCTAGTCGTGGCCGTCGTATCGGACGCGGCCCACGCTTCAATAGGGCCATCAAACCGCCTGCCCATCCACCACGATGGGTATTCATTTGTTAGGTGACAACACAACTCGTAGCACCCAAGTTCACTTTTTCCGACGCGGTTCGCCCCCATAAAGAAGCGAATGCGGTGGTCTGTGCCAGCCTGAATAAACTGCATATGGCGTGGGTAGTTCTTCCACGAATACGGCCCCTCTTCGGGGAACAGTTTAACCAAGTGCCCGCCAGTCATATCGCGCTGCTCTTTTTCATTGAGCAAGTCCAGAAGTTTTAGTTTCTCCTGGTATGACATGGATGCAGTATCCAAGTGCATGTAAGGATTAGCCATTACTTGCCCTTGACCTCTTCCTTGTTAACTACCGGACGCAGCTTACGAATCTTATCGTTAATTTGCGCCTCCAATTCATCGTTATTAAGAGATTTTTCTAAATCAGTGTCGGCCTCGTAATTAGAAGTCTTGGAACTCCATCCCAGCCTATTCTCAACATTGAGTTTATAGAGTTGGGCATTAAAATCACGATTTTCTAAATTAATACGGCCTTGTCGCTCCCAAAAAGCACGGCTCGCTAGTCGGCCATACTCAATTACTTCAGCGAATTCGGGGTCGGCCATTAACTGCTTAAAAAGGCGGCTATGTAGACGCATCTCAAACATAGTCTCGTAATCACTGCACCCTTTTGAATACAGGGCTAAAATTTCCTCCTGCCAGCCCTCGGGCAGCTTCTCAAACACCTTGTCCCTAATTGAGGTAGCCATTATTGTTCCCCGTCTTCATCCGGCTTCAGAAGGCAAGGCTCATAAGTATTACTTACATCCTCATCCGGCATAAAAATTCTAGCCAGGGGAAGCACCGCACTCTGCCCATTATTATCAAGCATAGCAGCGATAATTGGCACTGCATTTTCTTCGCCTTCAATGTGGCAGTCTACAATCGCCAAATTTGAATCCATGGCATAATGAAGCAAAAATGAAATTGCATCTTGGCAGACCTTCTGGTGGTCTTCACTGCTATCAGGCGAGAAAGCGTACTGGATCGTAATATTACTCAAATCACTCATATTTAAGCTCCTTTGAAGCATTTTTCTAAAGTAACCGCGTTGCGGTATTATGAATTTAATTCGTATCTTTCTCCCTCGAAGAGGGTTCTCACTGCTTACCACGCCTATGAAAATATAATCCCATAGGCACATTAAGTAAAGCAATTATTGCCGTTAGAAAGGCCGCATCTGGGCCTGTGAGGGGACGGGCAAGCATAGCCCACAATCCAACAGATACCGCTGCACTAATCCATATAACGCAAAATGCAAGGATCGTTCTACGAACGCCTTTGTACTTATTGCAAAATAAATCAATCTTACCAGCTCCTTCGGAGAAGGTTCTACCAGTTCCTTCCGAGGGGGTTCTACCAGCCATATCTTAATTAAGAAACCACCGTGATATTGCCGTGGAAATACCCGCCGCAGCCGAACCAATAGCAATTATAATACTTAGGCCCCATGCGAGGGCTTTTGTGGTGCTAGTCTGGGCCACAACCGACAATTTGTTAGTCGTAATTAGGGCAGACAATTCTTCCTTATTGGTTTGAATTGCCTCTTGGAGGTGTCTATAGTCATCACGGCTTTGTGCATTCATGGATCGTAACTCTTCCCACAGTGCTTTGTGGCGTTCGTCGAGGTGGTCAATTCGCTGCCAGCTTGCTGCCGTCTGCCTTTCCAAATCCCGTATTCTGTTTTCATAATCTGCCATTTTAACCCCTAGAATTAGATAAGGGCAAAAGGGCCTTACGGCCCTTTCACCGCTGGTTATTGCAATTAGCCGATCTAAAACTTATTCGCCGCCCCAAGTTTCGGAGCTACTGTCATAAGTAAGAGTCTCGTTGTCGGCCAGACCCGTAAGATCAACATCTGACAAATCACCCAATCCCAAGGCGGCAGTCTCCGTAAATTCAGACTGAATCGCCAAAAACATGCGCCGAAGGGCGGCGCGCTCTTGGGTCGTAAATCCCACGTTACTCAAATTTTGATTGATAACGGTTTCCGTAAAGGTATCACCAATAGCCATAGTATTCTCCTTATGATTGTTAAAAATTAAATCTAGTTTGTAATAGGCATTGCACCCATTTAACCTCAACCATAGGAGTTACCCAGGTGCTGGGCTGGTTTCGGGATTTTGCTGGTAAGAACCTTCTCCGAAGGAGCCGGCGTGTAAAACTTTATTGTCTTGCTGTCGTCTAAGACCTAATCAATGTATGAAAAGTTCCGTAAGTAATAGAAATATTTAAAATTTTCTTATTTAATGGACAAATATTATGAATGATGAAGTCTGTGAGTGGCAGCGCCTGCCGCGAAAACACCGCTGGCTGTACGATAAATTGCTACTAAGCGATGCACTAGGGTATGTTTGCGGGCCTGTGGGGCAGGATGTGCCGATCCCTGATTGGTATATTGTGCGGCCCATTACGAATATCAATGGTATGGGGGAAGGTGCCACCCTGGAATGGATTGAATCAGATACGGATCGCTTCCCTGCCGGGCATTTCTGGTGTGAAGTATTTACAGGGCCGCATTTAAGCGTAGATTACCGATATGGGGGCCATATACGGGTTGTCGAGGGATTTAAGGGTGAAGGAGTACATGACCCCCAGAAGTGGTATAAGTGGGCCTTGGTGGACACACAACCGCCTAGTATTCCTAGGTGGTTGGAATTCATCTGTGAAACGCTTCCAATGGCTAATTTGGAATTTATCGGGGGTAATGTGATTGAATTTCAGGCCCGCAATAGCACCGACTTCCGATGGGGCAACGCAGTGGCGTATCCAGTTTATGATATAAATGAAAAGCCCCCGTTTAAGGGGGCTGTGTACGTGGATGATCCTGACTTTAATCGGATGGGGTTTTGGGTTGATAACCCATAATCAGCCTTTCAGGGGGGAATCTGGGTTGATGGCCCATAATTTGCCTGAGGGGAGGAGTCTGGGTGGGTTCGGCTTAGTTAATCTCGGGTATCCTCTAGAATACTGTAACCCTCTCGTAAATCGTTTATAATCGCAAGAAGTATTCCAAGCAAAAGCAAAAAATCGGTATATTCCCCAATAGGCGGTGGGGCCGTTACGTCTGGAAACAGTGACTTGCAGGCAATTAATAAAATTACACAAATAAAAGTTCTCATTTAATTCTCCTTGTTTACTGACTGTAATCCCCGTAATGCCTCTCTTTGACATATTTTGCGGCCATATCCAGCGCATCAATCAATGCTTCGGGGGTGAAATAGTCTGTCTCAATAGTCGCCTCCTCAATGGTGCCATCTGCAAAATGGGCACTCAACTGAATTGAACCAACTTTAGCGCCAGGTGTAAAATTTGTATTAAGGTAGGCATTGGTGATTCTGTGTGCGTTGTCTGCCATAGGTTTTCTCCTGTTTAATACCATTTATCGGGTGTTTACGCTCCTACTCCGCAGGAGAAGGTTCTT